TAAGTACATAAGTTAGGAGATATCCTAAGTTAGATAGTGCAAGGAAATGCGTTTATAGAGACGTAACTTGGCTAGTAGCTGTAGTGGCACTGCATGACTGTAGAGATACAGAGATGGAGATTTTGGAAGTAACTATCCGATGCTAGGTTTCGCTGGTGACACAGAAATGATCTGTACTGGCGCTTGTAGGTGATCATTAAGTCCTACCTATCACATTATATTAAAGACTTGCCTAAAGCAAGTCTTTTTTTATGACTAAATTTCCGTAACTCTCTTTTAATGATAAATACTTGTGTCATAAATCGTGCCGCAATTTGCGGACTTATGCAGAATTGACCCACTGCGTATTACATAGAACGTAACTTAGGAGAAAACAAATGGGTAGACCATTAAATAAAAGATTGTTTGGAGTTGCAGGCGTAGGACCTACAGCTGGCGGCAACGAAATCAAAGTAAACTTTCATAACGGCACAGCAGTTAAAGAAGGTTATATTGTAAAGCAAAAAGGATCAAAAAGATTCGTATGTGAAGAAATTGAAACAGCAGGACTATTTACTTGCACACTTAAAACTGGTGTACTACCAGCCGCTTTATCAGCAGGTGAAATGGCTATTTCATTCAAAATGGATGATGCAGAAACATATACAGTAAGTAAAATTACTGGACGAAACATATACAGTAAGTAAAATTACTGGACGTAAAGCAACACTATCAGCACCAAGTGCAACAGGCAGTAATGCTTATGATGGCAAGAGTGTTCCATGGAACTTTGCAACATCTACTACAGATGGCGCAGCACAAGTTGAAGAAGCTGGTGATGATAACACATTAATCGGAACTGATGACGATGACTTCACAGAAGACGCATAAGGATTAACTTAATGGAACGACCGATTAATGTTTTTTGGGATTTTTTAAAGAATCTAAAAGACTTAGTAGTTTCAGTTAAAATTGGAAAAGCTGAGGCAACACCTTGCGGTGTTGTCTTAGCCCAACTTAATGATTCAGAATTTGAAGTAAAAGATGAAGATGGCAATCAAGGTATTTGTACACTTGTTGCAAAGAAAATTGAAGATTTAAAAGAAAACGAAATGTCTATTTGGGCATTATGTTGTAAAACGGTTAACTTTACATTTATTAAAAAAATTATAGATAACATTATGATAGATTTTAATAATATAAAATACAGCTGGGAATTAGATCATGATTCAACACAAGGTTATGTGTTACTTAGGAAGATATAAGGAATTGTAAATGTCTAAAACTAAAATTGTAAGCCTTCCAACAAGTGACTATAAAGTTAAAGTAAAATCTGGCGGTAATATTACACTTGATACTGGGTTAGTTACAGGTATTACTACTGTTACAGGAAATTTAGTAGTACTGGGACAAACAACACAAGTTAGTAGTAATGATTTAAATATAAAAGATAATTTACTTGTATTAAATGATGGCGAACAAGGAACAGGCATTACACTTACACAGTCTGGTTTACAACTTGATAGAGGTAGTTTACCAGATGCAAAAATTGTGTTTGACGAAACTATTACTTGGGCAGATCCGGTTAGTGCAACAACTATAACTGGTGGATTTACATTAGTAAATGCTTCAGGAACACTACAAGGTTTACGAATTAATAGTGTATCAACTGGCGGCGGTGATTTGTATCTTATTAACTCTGGTACAGGTGTTATAAGTGTAACGGGTACAAATAATTACGAAACACAAATTACAGACGACGACGATATTCCTAATAAAAAATATGTCGACGATACTATCGTAACACAGCTTACTAGTACTTTTCAAAGAAGAATTGAAGAAGGATCAGCAAGTAAGTCTTATGTAGAAGTTAGAGATTTTGAAGTTAGTGGTGCACCTAGTGTAGTAACATTTAATCTTAACAACTATGTTAAAGGACAAATATTTGATAATCGAGTTGAATTTGAAGATATTAGATTACAAGATAATACAATCACAACAACAGTATCTGATACTGATTTAATATTATCGTCACCAGGAACTGGCGGCGTTGTTGTTGAAGATAACTTAACACTTACATTAACTCCGGGCGTAGACGACTCAGCAACTGATCCAAATGCTCCGTCAGATGGACTTAAGGTATATGTAAAAGCACCTGCGACTGGAGGTACTGGTTTGTTTTTCAAACATAGTTCGTCGAAATCAGGAGAAATAATAAGTAGACAAAATGCTCTTTTATTGAGTATGTTGTTTTAAAAAGGAAACAAAATGGCAATAGCAAGCACAGCAATAGGAAGTACTGATACAGACATATTAACTGTCCCGGCAGGAAAAACATATGCAGTACTGACAATTATGGTATGTAATACAGAACCAGCAAACCCAATACACTTAGAACATGGTGAGAGCCAATTTGATATGCACTTTATTCCAAACGGTGGAGCAAAGAGTAATACAAATATGGTTATTAATGATTTAATATTACCAGCAGGTGAAACATTTACTTTTGATAGTGAGAAAGTTGTTTTAGAAGCTGGCGATAAAATTACAATGCTCGGAGCATCGCCTACAGTATTAAGTGCAACTGTTAGTTTCTTGGAAGTGTAAGATATGAGATTAATTAAAGCACAAAGTACTAGCGTAAGAAATATTAAAGCTAAAGGTATTCGGTACGATATCAATCAAGTTGTTCAATTAGGTGGCGAACAAGGAGTAGTAGTTCCGATGGGAAATACTGCAAGTCGCCCACTGTTTCCTGTTAACGGAATGATTAGATATAATACTGAAACTGGAGCACACGAATCTTATGCAGACGGTACTTGGGCAAAATTAAAAAGGCAAGAACCAGTAACTATTGTACAACAGAATTTAGGAGTAGGCGATGCTAGTGAGGTTGACTTTGGACCACTAGATAGTGGCGATATAGATCAACCAGTTCCATCTGCTCCACAGAATGTAATAGTATTAGTTGAAACAGTGTTTCAAATTGCAAGCACAAATTATACTTTGGTCCAAAATCCTGCAGGTAAGGCTGAAGGGTTTTACATTAGATTTGGATCTGCACCCCCAGTTGGTAAGCCAGTTACAGTGCTACACAACTTTGATAAATAATATTAAGGAGACACTTGTATGGCATCGCTAAAAAGTTTATTAGGTAGTAAAAATTTCCAGTCCGCGGAAACAAACTTAGAAAAAGGTAAAATTTGGGCATATGACAACGGCTCAATGTACGGCTGTATGTGTAACGGGTTTTGCTGGATATCTCCAGGAGCAGGGGTAGTTAGATTAGAAGTATGGGGAGCTGGCGGCAGTGGCGCAAGAATGTGTTGCTGTGGAGGAGGCCTTCCGGGCAATGCTGGTGCTTATACTATGAAAGAGTTTAACGTTACAAGTGGAAACAGAGCATGCGGATGTATGGGTAAATCTTGTGGTAACGCAAGTCAATTATGTAATAGAGGGTGTAGTTCACAGTCTGCGGCATGTTGGTTTGACGCTTCCGGATCTAACGGGTGCATGTGTGCTCAGGGTGGAATGGGCGGACAAAGTTTTTGTTCAACAAACTCAAGTTTATATTGTTGCTATAGAGCAAACGGTTATTGTACAACTAACAGAGGACCAAACTGTGGTATAGTATGTAATGCTTGTAGTGGTGCTTGGATGGCATGTGGATATGGTGGAGATGTAAACTGTTGTGGTTGTATTAGTTGTTCAAGTTTCTTAGGTTGTTATCCTGCATGTACATGTATGAAATACTATCATGTTGCATTACCTGCAAACGTAATGGCGACAAATGGTACTATTGTATCATATGCTACGGAAGATGATAGTCCTTACTCACGTTGGTCAGGACAAGGAATGCATCAATATGTAAATGCACTTAATGCGGCAAGTAGAAATCCGTCACAGGGTGTTTATCATGGATCATGTTGGATGGGTAATAGAGCATGTCAGTGTTATGACATGTTAGGTTGTCAACAGCATGTACCTTATGGATCAGGTGGTCCTGCAAGTAATCCGTGTCCAGGTGTTAGAGACCATGGTTGGCGCGGTGGTAGTGGTGCAGTACGTATTAAGTACGTCGCGAACTAATTCAAAAAACATTCCGATAAATACTGTGTCAGGAGATTAGAGTGGCACAATTAGGCAGAATATCCGGTCCGGTATTAGAGGAAAATTTACTAAGACATAACGTAAACTTAGATTTTAGGAATCTAAATGCAAGTACTCCTGTCCTTAAACTTGACGTACAAAATAATTTAATTGGCGTTAATACTACTGCACCATCTCAACAATTAACAGTTAACGGCACTGCTAATGCTACAAATTTAGTATCAAATAATAGTGTTACTGTTAATAATTTTACTATTAGTAATACAGGAATAGATGCACTTTCAGGATCATTTGTAATAAATGGTGCTACTGGAGTAAATGCTACTGGTATAGGCACTGATCAATTAATAATACGAGATAATAGAATATATTCTTATGTAAGCGATGCTCCGGTAACATTTTCTCCTAACGCTACAGGTACTATTGAATTATTAACTAACACTAATGTAAGCGGCGATTTACATGCTACTGGTAACATTACAGCTAATGGAAATATTGTCATTGGCGATAACAGCAATGATAGCTTAACGTTATCAGGCGAATTAGTTACTGATATTATACCAGACGACACAGTAACATATAATTTAGGTAGTACTACAAAGCGTTGGTCAAATTCTTGGGCAAAGGATGTTACAACAGGATTAGTAACAGCTGATTTTGCAACTATTGACGGTGTTAGTTTAACACAAACACAAGGAAATATTGTTTATGTTTCTAAAAATGGTAGTGATTCTAATACAGGAATACACTTAAATGATACAGTTTTAAGTTTAGAAAAAGCAATAACACTAGTGTCGGCTGGTGATACAATTCATATATATCCTGGTACATATGTAGAAAAATTTCCTATAACAATACCAGTTGGTGTTACAGTTACTGGCGAAGATATGCGTAATGTTATTATAACTCCTAGTAGTATAACAGAGTCTAGTGATGCATTTTTAGTAAACGGCGAAGTAACTATTGAAAATTTAACTATTAAAGACTTTTATTACAATAGTGGTGCCGATACTGGGTACGGGTTCCGATATACAACAAACAGTGTAGTCACTTCAAGAAGTCCGTATATTAGAAATGTAACTGTTATTACAAAAGGTAGTGTAACTAATGCGGCAGACCCAAGAGGATTTGATCAAGGCGATGCTGGTAGAGGCGCACTAGTTGACGGCGCAAGTGTTACAACAGTATCTCAAGAAGCTGGTATGCTATTTCATGCGGCAACATTTATTACTCCAAATCAACAAGGACTAACAGCAAAGAACGGAGCAAGGATTGAATGGCTTAACAGCTTTACATACTTTGCATCTGCTGGCATAAAAACAGAACAAGGATCATCAGGACTTGCAGGTCAAGGTGTAAAGTACGGTGCAGAAATAAGATGCATAGGAAGTGCGTGTGTTTACGGAACTAAAGGAATTGTAGCAAACGGTGCAAGTACATTAATATACTTAGTAAATCATAACTTTGGGTACATAGGTGTAGGAAAAGATACAACAAACGATAAAACATTACACATACAAGCAAACGAAGTTGAAAAACTAAACAACGCTGTTGTTGTGTTTACTTCGTTAGATCATAGCGGAGTTTATCGTGTTGGAGGGGCATTAGCAGTTGATCAACAATCAGGAGAAACAATAATTGACTCAACTAACTTTGATTTTAGTGGTGTTGAGAAACTTACAGTTTCAACAGGCGGCCAATCTGTACAGCTTAAAGGTGAAAAAGTAGAAACTGATTTTATTAAATTTTCAGGTTCTACGATGGAATCTATTGTAGGAGATTTAACAATAGAAGCCGGCGGCGACGATATTAATATTACTAGTGATACAAACATTACAGGTAACCTAGATGTAACAGGCAATGTAACCTTAGCAGGAACACTAGTTAGACTAGGAAATGCAGACACTGACAAAATTGATTTTAATGCAGATATTGAAGGCAATTTAATTCCAAATCTAAACAGTTACAGTATAGGCAAAAACGGAAAACAGTGGAACACTATTCATGCCAGTAATATAGACCTTGATAATTTATCTATTCAAGGTAATACTATTATTACAGACGAATCTAATGCAGATTTAGACTTTGCTACCAGTGGCACTGGAAACGTTATTGTTACAGCAACTACAGTATTAGGAACAATAGTAAACACAGATACAACAGGCATTAATAATTTATCAAATCAAGTAAATGTAAATGGACAACTTACAATTACTGGAAACTTTAATGAAACAGATAGCAATAAAACTACAACATTACGTCAAGTTAGTACACCTACTTTAATTTCTAGTAACAGCTTAACAACGTTTGATAAGATACTATTTAATGGAAACCAAATTAAAACAACAACAGGCAACGATGATCTAAGTTTAGATCCTGCAGGAACAGGAAAAGTTAATTTTTTATCAGACCTAGATGTAGTAAACTTAGTTGCTCCAAGTGCAAATATTAGTATTGGTAGTGCGTCAGGATTAGATAAAGTAGTTGGAGAAGAACTACTTTCACAAAATATTATTTTGTCAGGCGATGCAGTAATAGAAAATATTGCTATAGCTGATAATATGATATCAACTAGAACTAGTAATAGCGATTTAGAACTTAGAGCAAGTGGAACAGGGACTGTAAGATTCCAAGAAAATGTTGTACTCACGGGTGATGTAATAACTCCGGCCACAAGTACTGTTGCATCAACTTCAACAGGAAACCTAGGAGCAAATAAATTAATAGTACAAACTCTTAATTCTGAAAATAAACAAATTATATTTGAAGATATAATGTTTGCAGGAAATAGAGTTACTAGTACAGATTCTAATAGTGATTTAGAGTTTAGAGCAAGCGGTACTGGTATTGTACGAATTAAAGAAAATTTTATTGCAGAGAATAACTTAACAGTGTTAGGTCCAATCTCATTACAAGCTACTACGATTAATAACACACTTACTGTTGATAATATAACTGCAACGAATATATCCGGTGTAGGTAGCAGTATATTTGAAGGTGTATCTCTTAGCGGAAATGTAATTAGTACTAAAGACTCAGATGCTAATTTAGAATTACGAGCTAATGGAACAGGTAAAGTTACATTCGGTGAAAACGTTGTTATTGAGAACGATCTTACAGTTAATGGTACAACTACTATTGGTAGTATAGATGTACAAAATACATTTGAAACACTTAACTTTAATTCTGTAAACTTAAACATAGCAGGAACATCTACGCTAAAATCAAACATTGATAAGATAAGAATAAGCGGCAATACAATTAATACTATTGTTACTGACACTGATTTAGAATTACGTGCAAGTGGCTCGGGCATTATCTCTATGAATGAAGATGTTGCAATTTCTAATAATATTACAGTTAGTGGAACTCTTAACACAAAAAATATTAACATACAAAATGATGTAGACTTAGGATCCCTTGAAGTACTTGGTAATATACAAATTAATGATAATTTTGTAGAAACAACAATTAGTAATAGTGATTTAGAACTTAGAGCAAACGGAAGCGGAATAGTTGATTATAACGGGTTGCCTTTTACTAGTAATATATTAGCAAACACCAGCGGAAATCTACAATTAGATCCTACTGATATCTTAAATATTAGTACAACTGGTTCTATTTTATTACCAAAAGGCACAACTGCACAGCGGAGCAGTTCTCCTACAGCTGGCACAGTTAGATATAATACAACTATAAATCAATTTGTTGGATACGGACCAACAACAAATGTTGTTCTTAGTAGTGCATTACTTTCGGACAATTATCAAACAGGAATAGAACTTTCTAGTATTAGTAATGATTTAAATTTTAAGATAAACGGATCTATTGTTTCTAAGTTTACTAGTAATAATAAAACTGAATTTAATAAAGTTGAACTTAGTAATATGACTTTAGATGCTAATAATCTTACAGTTACATCTGCTGATACAGACTTAACACTTGATGCTAGACATGCAAGGGTTGCATTTGGTAGTTTACAACTTTCTGACTTGTATATTCATGCAGATAATTCAACAGTTTCTTTTGCAAACACAGGCGATGGTACTGTAAAATTTAACGATAATAAAGCATTAGTATTGCCTGCAGGCAATACTGCAGGTAGAGAAACATCACCAGAAATTGGCCATACTAGATACAACACTGAGCTTGCTTATTTAGAAGTGTTTACTGGTTCATCCTGGACTACAGCCGTCGGAAGTGGCGGTGCGGCCTCGGCTTCCGACATGGCAGATCTCCTTAATACCTATACTATCATCTTTGGATAGATCATATAAATACATTATATAATAGACGCATAGACCTAATTGTGTTTATTATCATACTGTGGTTAGCCCGCAACGTAAGGTGGCTAGAGGGACAGGATCCCCGTATTGAGGAGAAAAGATGGCTGTAGGTCGCATATCCGGTCCGCTCTTAAAGTCAAATCTCGTTAGAAACGGGATAGACTTAGCATTTGAGACGGATCTTCTATATCTAGATGTGAACAATAGTCGCATCGGTGTTAAGACAACGACTCCACAATACGATTTAGATGTAAACGGAACACTTCACGCAACAAACTTACGAGCTACAACTGCTCTTACAGTAGGCAATATTATAATAGATGCTAATGGCATTAGTAATCCTAACGGCAGTATTCAATTAGGATCAGCTGACGAAGTAATTTATCAAAACAAATTAACAGTTGATAGCATTGAAATAAATGACAATACTATCAGTACTACTGAATCTAATGCTAATTTAGAAATTGATGCTAACGGTACAGGTACAATTGAATTACTTGCTGATACTAATGTAACTGGTAATTTACATGCTACAGGTAATATTACAGCTAACGGTAACATTACGTTAGGCGATGCTGACACTGACAACATTACACTTAATGCAGAAATTGCTAGTGATATTATACCAGATGTTAATAATACATATAACTTAGGTAGTACAGATAAACGCTGGGATAATATATGGTCAACTACAGTTAATGCTACTAATGTTAATGCATCAGCACTAAATATTGGCTCAATTAATTTATCACAAGCTCAAGGAAACATAGTTTATGTTTCTAAAAACGGCGATGACACAAATGCCGGATTACATCAGAATAATCCAGTTCTTACAATAACAAAAGCATTAACACTGGCATCAGCTGGTGATACTATACATGTATATCCAGGAGATTATGAAGAAGTATTTCCATTAACTGTACCAGTAGGAGTTACAGTTAAAGGACACAGTATGCGTACTGTGAGTATAACTCCTACTGTTGGAACTAACAATAATGATGCATTTTTATTAAATGGCGAAGTAACTATTGAAGACCTAACTATTAAAGATTTTTACTTTAACAGCGGAGCAAATGAAGGTTATGCTTTTAAATTTGCAACTAATATTACAGTAACTACTAGAAGTCCTTACATTAGAAACGTAAGTGTAATAACAAAGGGCTCTGTAGTAAGTAGTAGCGATCCAAGAGGATTTGATCAAGGGGATGCAGGGTGTGGTGCTTACTTAGATGGACAAGTGGCTCATGCTACTAGTAAAGAAGCTGGATGTTTATTTCATGCTGTAACATTTATCACTCCAGGAGTTAACGCCCTTACTGTAACTAACGGAACACGAGTTGAGTGGCTTAATAGTTTTACGTATTTTGCGGCAAAAGGATTGTATGCTATTGATGGCACACAAGGATTAAAAAATGCAGGACAAACTGCAATAAGAGTTGGAGGCTTAACAGGATCATTTGCGGCAAGCGAAACTTTTACTTTAAAGAGTGTCGACGGAAGTAGTACACTAGGTACAGGTACTATTGCTAGTAAAGACACAGACGGAAAATTTTATATTAATGGTAAAGTTAGCGGCGTAAACGAAGTTACAACAAGAACAGCAAAGAATCAAAGTGCAGTTGGTAATGCACAGCTTAGTCAAACTCAAAAGAAATTTGGTAATGCTAGTTTATTATTAGACGGAACCGGCGATTATATAAGCATGGGTGCTAGTGATGATTTTGGATTTGGAGTAAATGATTTTACTCTTGAATGCTTTATTAGACTAGATACAGTAAGTGGAGTGCAAACAGTATTTGATTTACGTGCAGGCTTAACTACTGATATTACACCTACACTATTAATTGACGGTACTACACTAAAATTCAATGTAGCAGACGTTACTAGAATATCAGGAGGAACGTTATCTGCAAATACATGGCACCACATAGCAGTAAGTAGATTAGCTAATACTACTAAGTTATACCTAGACGGCACAAAAGTTGGTACATCAATTCTAGATAATAATAACTACGGCTCAAGTAAGCCTGTTAGATTAGGTGCTACGTTTGCAGGAATAAATTCAGTTGATGGTTATATTGATGATGTAAGAATTAGCAATAGTTCAAGATATTCGTCAGATGCAGGATTTACAGTTGCTACAGCAGAATTAGTAGGCGATGCTAATACTAAATTTTTATCACACTTTAACGGTAATGCCGCGGCAACAACATTTGTAGAAGATCTTAAGATTGCACAGACCATTGAATTCTCCGGAGGCGCGACTGCAAACTATGTAGATTTATTTGATGTAACCGACTTTGGCGGCGAAATTAGATCTATTGGTAGTGCAAATGTATACGGAACATATGGAGCATATGGCGACGGTCCGGGTGTTATTATGTATTTGGTTGGTCAAAACTTTGCATATATTGGTAACGGCAAAGCAGTTGATAATGATAAGTCTACAGTAGTACAAGCTAATGAAGTTGTTGAGGCTAACTCAGCTAAAGTTAATTTTACTAGTGTTGACCACAGAGGTGACTTTAGAGTAGGTGATGCATTTTATGTTGATCAAGAAACAGGACAAGTACAATTTAATACAGCAAACTTAGAAGTTATTACTACAAATGGTTTAACTTTTCAAACAGGGTCTGATACAACATTTATTGATGGTACTAAAATTGAAACTGGTGATTTTAGAATACAAGGTAGTACAATTAAAACATTAACTACTGATATGACAATATCAAGTGTTAGTGGATCAGTTAATATATCAGACAATACAAATATAACCGGCAACTTAGATGTAACAGGCAATGTTACTATTGGTGGCGATATTACTATTGGAGATGCTGACACTGATGGTATACAATTTACTGGTGATATTGATAGTAATTTAATACCAAATATAGATGCAACATTTAATATAGGAACAAACACAAAACGATGGAATAATGTTTTTGCTAATAATTTAGACTTAGATAATATTATAATTTCAGGTAACAAAATTGAAACTACAATATCAGATTCTAACTTAGACCTAGCTCCAAACGGTACAGGTAAAGTTAATATTTTAACTGACTTAGTTGTTTCTGATACAATAGATGTAACCGGAATTGCAACATTTAATGCAGAAGTTAGAACTACAAACGGACTTACTGTTGCAGGGAATATTGTTCAGTCATCGGGTAGTACTACACTAAGTGGTGATTTGGTAGTAAATAACGGACTTACTGTTGCAGGTAGTGCAGTATTTGATAATATTAACATTATCAATAATACTATTAGTACAAGTGATACTAACAGTGATTTAGAAATTTCAGCAAGCGGTAGTGGAAACGTTATTGTTCCTGCAGGAACAGATTTAGCAGTAGGCGGTGATGTTGCTATTAGTGGAGGATTAACTCTTACTAATCTTACAGCAAGTGGAAATATTACAGCAAATAGTGTAAACGTTAACACATTGTCAGTTGCCGGAGCGTTCCAGTTTGAAAATATACAAATTGACGATAACGTTATTAGTACTACTATTAGTAATAGCGATTTAGAACTACGTGCAAATGGTACAGGCAGAATAATTATACCAGAAAACAATCTTGTAATTGAACAAAATCTTTCTGTGCTAGGTGCATTTACTCCACAAAACTTGAATGTTAGTGATACTGCTACAGTAACAGGAAATTTAAATGTAACTGGTACTACATCTATATTAGGACAGGCAAACTTTGAAAATATTCAAGTTGCTGGTAACGTACTAAGAACAACAGATAGTGATAGTGATTTAGAATTAGAAGCCGCAGGTACAGGTGTTGTTAAAATAACTAATAGCAATACAGTTATCGATAACAACTTAACTGTAAGCGGAACAGCAGTTTTAGGGGCAGCCACTGCTTCAACAGTTAACACTGGAAATATTGTAGTTAATGATACTATGACTATTAACGGTCAAGTTAATTTTGAAGATATTGAAATTAATGATAATATTATTACTACAACTACTAGTAATAGTAATTTAGAACTTAGAGCAAATGGAACTGGTACAGTTCTTGTACCAAACAATGACGTTTTAATTACAAATGATTTAACAATAAACGGTAATACAAACTTTACAAATATTACAACTAGTGGAGCGTTTAATGCTGGTGATGCATTAATTACTGGAACATTAACAGTAACAGGCGTTGCGAATTTTGAAGATATTAGAATAGATGATAACTTTATTACTACAACACAAAGCAATAGTGATTTAGAATTACGTGCAAACGGCACCGGAAATATTAGTATTCCAAATAATAATGTTGTTATTACAAATGACTTAACTGTAGATGGAACAGTAACACTTAATACTTTAAATAGCACAGGAAAAATTACAGCAAATAGTTTTACTACCGGTGATATTTTAATTGATGATAATTTTATTACTACAACTACTAGTAATAGTAATTTAGAACTTAGAGCAAATGGAACAGGATCTGTTACTACAGGCAACTTTAGTTTTAACGCTAATGTATTAAGTACTGATGGCGATATGGTGTTAACACCAGAATCGGGTGTACTACAAATCAACAGTACAGATAGTATATTATTTCCAAAAGGTACAACTGCACAAAGGAATGCAAGTCCTGTAACAGGCATGACACGTTATAATACAACAACTAATAAATTTGAAGGTTATAACGGAAGTTGGGTAGAATTAAGTACATCGCTTACAGATAGTGACAATGATACATATATTACAGCAGAAAATACACCAGGTGCTAACGATAATATTATTAGATTTTATAACAGTGGCTCACTTACTGCTAGTTTAGATGCAACTAAATTTTCTACAAACAAATTAGAAGTTGATGATATAGAAATTGATGGGAGTACTATAACAACGATAAGTACTAACACAGATTTAAATTTAAATGCTAATGGTACTGGTAGTGTTGTAATAGATAACTTTAAGATTAAAAACAATACTATTACAAATACAGTTACTGACAGTCAAACAGTATTTCAACCAACAGGAACTGGTTATTTTAAATTTGCAGGTACTAAAGGAGTTGTTATTCCTATTGGTACTGATGCTACAAGGCCAAGTGTATCTAATGCAGAAACAGGCATGACACGGTATAATACTACATCGGCTCGAGTAGAAATATTTAACGGAACTAACTGGGTATCAGTTGCAGGTTCAAGTGGCGGAATAAGTTTTAGTGATGCAGAGGCATTAGCATTGGAGTACGTTTTAGCGTTAGGATAAAAAGATGGCAACATATTTTAGAAACAAGATTATTAAAAACATAGGAACACAAAAAATTGAAGTGTTCGCAAGTGACGGATCAACTAACGCAACTGTGCTAGGAATTAACGTTGCAAACATAACAGACTTTGCAGTAAATGTAAATATCTATGTTAAGGATGATACAAGTGTTGAAGGTTACTTTATGAAAGATGTAATGATAGCACCAAATAGTAGTTTTAAAGGAATGCTTGGAGGAGAAAAGTTAATTATCCCTGCAAACAATTCTTTACTGATACAGAGTAATTTAAGTGATAGCTGTGATGCTATTATAAGTTACGTAGATATAGTATAGGAGTAATTAAATGTCAAACACAGCATATTTTGGTAACAGTGCAGACAATATATTAGGTGGTGTAGATGGTAGATTTTTTTACGGTCTACGTAGAACTGACGATGGTGAATTGTTTATTACAAAAGTAGATCAAATGGATCCAAATGCAACTATACAAGTAAATGCGCCAGGCGATCCTAATAATAATTATAAAGACTTTGAACAAGGAACTGACTTCTTTGAGGGAAGAGATCAAAATCATGAATATGTTTATGAGAATTTAACATATGAACAACTACGCTGGGACGAAAGACACTTATTTTATTACATTAACGATGAAGGCGAACTAGTTGTTAGATTTAATAGACCTTATACATATCCAACAGGTGTTAGTACTGACGGTAGTGGAGACTATAATCCAAAGCATTTTAAAGTTACAATAGCTAATCCAGGATCAGGTAATAAGTTTTATCTTAACGATATTGTTGCTCCTACATTAAATTTATTTGAAGGACAAACTTATACATTTGGACAAGCTGATTCTTCAAATAATACTCATCCAATTAGATTTTCAACAACGCCAAACGGAATACATGGTGGCGGAGTAGAATATACTACTGGAGTTACTACTATTAGTACAGCAGGGTTAGAAGGCGCATATGTTAAAATACAAATTCCGGTTAACGCTCCAACGTTATATTATTACTGTGTAAATCATAGTGGTATGGGCGGACAAATAAATACACTTACTTAAAGATTAGGAAAGAAAATGGCAGAATTTAGAATTGATAGGATTAGGTATAACTGGAAAGGTACTTGGGTTACCGGAACAGCTTATATTAAAGATGACATAATTTCATACGGTGGTAAAGCATTTGTTGCTTTAACAAGTCACACTGCATCTGCTGATTTTAACACAGACTTAGATTATACAATAAGCGGCGAATCAACACCTAAGTGGGAACAAGTAGCCGACGGTAAAGCCTGGAAGGGCGACTGGCTACCGTCAACATTTTACAAAGTTAATGATTTAATAAAATATAGAGGAATTGTTTATAGTTGTATTGATAGTCATACTAGTGCATCTAGCGTAGCATTAGGATTAGAAAACGATCAAGCTAAATGGACCCCGTTTGCTAAAGGTTATAATTGGTTAAATCTATGGTCAGCATTTACAGAATATAAAAAGAATGATGTAGTACGTTATAATGGTATTGTATATATTTGCCTTACTGACCACCAATCAAATACAACCAATGCAGGAATAGAATACGACCAATCAAAATGGGCAGTACTTCAAAGAAGTGATTTTTGGAAAAATAATTGGGCTGTAGGAACACGATATATTAAAGATGATGTAGTAAGATACGGCGGCAACTTATATAGATGTACAGTAGGCCATACAAGTAATGATGACATAACAGAAGGTATTGGTACTGATTTAGGTTTAGATTCAAGTATAGCTAAGTGGGAATTAGTTAGCGTAGGCATTGAATATAAAGGCGAGTGGACTGGTAGTTACTATAAAACTAACGATATTGTAAGATACGGTTCTAGTTTATATAAAGCAAAAAGAGGAATGAGTGGAACTGATACATTCTTTAATGGAGTGGATTGGGATCTTTGGGTTCCTGGTTTAGGATACGAAACAGAATGGAACGCGGCAGTACTTTATCAACCAGGTGACATTGTTACGTATGGCGGATATACATATACATGTTTAGAACTTAGCATAGGCGAAACTCCTTTTGAACAAGGATTATTACAAGACGCCGGCAAGTGGGAATTATTAACTAGAGGATATGATTTTAAAGGCGATTGGGATATTACACAAGTATATCCAATGGGTAGCGTAGTAAGAAAGAATGGATACTTATACGAAGCAAGAGTTTTAATAATACCAAGTGATCTAGTTGAGCCAGGCGACACTGACCCCGGCGGTAGTGATCAACCAATAAAGGACGGAATATACAACGCTGAAGGTGTATCTAAATGGTTACTATTAGTAACAGGAATATTTTGGAAAGGTGAATGGCAAGAGTTCTTAGGGTACGAAACTGTAGGCGATGCATCTGATAGTAGCTTCTTCCAATACTACCCAGGTGACGTTGTTATGGACAGGAGTATTACATACATTTGCAAGAAGCAACATTATAGTAATATATTTGAAGCAAGACCTATATTTGACGTAGATCCAGAAACAGGAGCAAATAGTTATTGGACTATATATTTTGGTAATTCAACTGCCGCTGTAAACAATACGTTACGCTATAGAGGTGACATGCGTACATACAATACAACATACGACGGAAGTACAGCAGGACCAACAAACCTTACTATAGGAGTTGCAGGTTCGGCATTAAAAGTTGATGATACTAATATAGTAAAATGGGAGGATTTAAATAAAACAGTTAACGTTTACTATGTTTCTCCTAACGGAACTGATGCTGTAGGGTTTGGGGGTAATCCTGCTACAGCATATGCATCTATTAATTATGCATGTCAATATATACGAGGCGATATTGCTACAAGAGCACCTGCTACAATATTCTGTGCAACAGGATTATATCAAGAAGTGTTACCAATTGTTGTTCCAGCAGATACAGCTATTGTTGGCGACGAATTAAGAAGCGTAACAGTACAGCCTGCGGCTGGTTATGAAACCTCTGATATGTTTAGAATGCACAATGGATCAGGTTTAAGAAATATGTCACTACAAGGGCTAAACGGAACACTAGGTGATCCTAATGATAATTTAACAAGACGCCCAAGTGCTGGAGCGTATGTTGCATTAGATCCAGCAAATGGACCAGGTGATACATATGCACACATTACTAGTAAATCTCCATATGTACAAAACGTATCAACATTCGGTAATGGGTGTATTGGAATGAAAGTTGATGGAACTTTACATAATGGCGGTAATAAGTCTATGGTTGCAAATGACTTTACACAGATATTAAGTGACGGTATTGGATATTGGGTCAATGCAGACGGGCTATCAGAGCTTGTTAGTGTGTTTACATACTATTGCCATATTGGTTATCTTTGTACTGATGGCGGCAAGATAAGAGCACTAAACGGTAACAACTCATACGGACTATATGGTAGCGTAGCTGAAGGTTATAATAGTAGTGAAACACCAGCAACGGCAACAGTTAATAACAGATCTAAACAAGCACAAATTTATAACACATATACTGATAAAAATCAAATATACGGATTTGGATTTTCAAATGCAGGACAAAATTATACAAATGCAACAGTGTCATTTGCAGGACCAGGTATTGGCCAAGTCTTAGATTATAACGAGTTTAGAACCGGGGGCATTTCAGAAATTTTTGCAACAGAAGAAGCTTCTAACTTTATTGGTGGTGCTAATTATCAATTTGTATTAAATAAAGCTCAAAACGGTAATACAACACAAATTACATTATCAGGTGCTGACACAGGAACAGAAGAAAAATATATAGGTATGCGAATAAGAATTGATTCAGGAACAGGAACAGGACAGTATGCTAAAATTAAAACATTTAATACTGCGGTTAAACTTGTAACAGTAGAGCAAGAATCAACAGGACTTCCAGGGTGGGAGCATGTAACAGGAATGCCAATTGCACCTGCACTAGATGAAAGTAGTTATTATGTTATTGAACCTCGTGTAGATATACCTTATCCTTCATTCCAAACACAAACAACTTCGTTACCTGCAACAGCTAGGTGGCAAAGCATTACATACGGAACATCGGGATTTGTAGCTATTGCAAAGGGTTCAACATCTGCGGCAACATCAGCAGATGGGCTATCTTGGAGCACAGGTACATTACCAGTAACTGCTGATTGGCAGGCAGTAACGTTTAATAATTCAAGATATATTGCAGTTGCAGAAGCAGGAAGTTCTGCAGGTTATTCATCGGATGGAACAACTTGGTCTAGTAGCACACTTCCAACAGCTTTAGATTGGAGCGATGTGTGCGGTAACGGTTCGGATGTAGTTATAGCAGTTCCTAGAACAAGTGATAGCACCGGATCATCAACTTTAGCAAGGTCAACTGATAACGGTAGTGCATGGGCTACAGTAAATATTGGAATTACTGCTGATTGGGCTAGTGTAGCATACGGCCAATCTAAGTTTGTTGTAATTCAAGCAGGCGGCGACAAAGCATACTACAGTATTGACGACGGGGTATCTTGGGTTCAAAGTACACTTCCGTCAAGTCAAGAATGGAATAGAGTAGTATATGGTAACGATAGATTTGTTGCTATATCAGAAAAAAGCGATAGTACACGATGCGTAACAGCAGTTAGTCTTGACGGAATAACATGGTACGAAGGTAGTATGGAAACAGGACAATGGAGAGATCTTGCGTATAATGAAGGCTTATTTGTTGCATTAGATCCCTTATCAGATATTGTAGCAATGAGTAGAGATGGATTTTGTTGGTACTCTAGAGTTACACAGTCCGCCGCAGATTGGACTAGTATTGCGGCAAATAATGGTAACTGGATTGGTGTTGCTAGTGCTACTGAAACAGGTACTAGAATTATTACTGGAGCAAAAGCAGAAGCTATTGCTATTGTAGGAAGTGGCAGAATTGCAACATTTGTTATAAGTAATCCAGGAAGTTTTTATGATGTTAGTGATCCTCCTGTAGTTACAGTGTTTGATCCTGTATCAACTTTAGCTGTAACAAATGTAGCAAGAATTAATGATGGTGTACTTGGTTGGCCAACTTGGACTAATAGAGGAACAGGACATTTTAGCGTTATTAGTACTGTTTCATCAGGTGATGGATATGCCGAACTTTTACAAATTACAGATCGACTAATAGTTAATAATTTATCAGAACTTCCGGGGCCGGGTGACAATATTGCTATATCAGGAATAGACGATGTAACTTTTTATGTTGTTAAGACTATTTCAAGTGGAGGGTCAGCACCAACATTTGATGCTGAATTCCAAATTAGCCCAAGTTTAGGTAGAGCAGAAGCAGTAACACATGCAACTAATGTTACATTAAGAAAAAAATATAGCCAAATTAGACTAACAGGACACGACTTCTTAGATATTGGCTCGGGTAACTTTACAGATACAAACTATCCAGCATTATATGTGTTTGGATTTGATTCAGTAAACGAACCACAGCAATTTAACGAAGTATTACAATATGACGGCGGTAGAGTATTTTATACAAGTACTGACCAAGATGGTAATTTTAGAGTTGGTGAACTATTTGAAGTCGAGCAATCAACTGGTACAATATCAATTAATGCTAGTTTCTTTGATCTTAGCGGATTAGATGAGTTAGCATTAGGCGGCGTGGTGCTAGGCGGAACAGGTGCTGTTGTTAGAGAGTTTAGTACAGATGGTACGTTTACTGCTAACTCAAATAATATTGTACCAACACAAAAGGCAATTGGTATATATGTTAAATCACGTATTTCAAGTGGTGGATCAGATGTAGCAGTTAACAGATTAAATGCAGGTGATATAAGTTTTACAGGCGATAGAATTTTTAAAGCACTTGGCGGAAATATTAATATACTTACTACAGTTAATATTCAAGGTGATCCACTCAGTGGTGCGGCTCACGGTGTAGCAGGTAGTATGTTGACGCATGCAATGTTTGCAGGCGGTTCAGGTACATAGAAAGATCAAGGAGTATAGGGTTTTGATAAATACAAGTAATAACATTGGAGTTACCCATGGCAGAGTTTAAGTTAGGAAGAATTAGATTTATTTGGAAAGATGAATGGTCTTCTTCTACCACTTACTATAAAGATGACGTAGTAAGATACGGCGGAAAAACTTTTATATGTATAGTAGGACACATTGCACAAACTGACTTTATGTTAGATTTGAATAACGCAACTCCTAAATGGGAGCAGTTTGCTGACGGTCAAACTTGGAAGGGCGAATGGACAGTTTCGTCAGTTTATAAAATTAATGACGTTGTAAAATATGGCGGATTATTATATATTTGTAATACTGGACATGTTTCAGACACTGATACTATTGGCGGCCTTGAAAGTAATTTAGGTGATGATAGCACTTCGGCATATTGGGATCTATTTTCAGAAGGATTTGATTATAAAGGTAATTGGACAGTTAATACCCGTTACAAAGTTAATGATATTGTTAAGTATGGTTCAAGAATTTACATCTGTACAGTATATCATGTAAGTTCAGCTTCGCTAGCCACTGGCCTAGAAACTGATCAAGCTAAATGGGATATGATGAGTGATGGTCAAGACTGGAAAACAGACTGGACTATTAATACTCGATATAAAGTTGGTGACTTAACCAAATACGGTGGACAGGTTTATAGAGCAAATACAGGCCACACATCTGCGGCAACAATTACACTCGGCTTAGAAGCAGATCAATCTAAATGGGATTATTTTCATAAAGGTATTGAATACAGGGGCGAATGGGCAAATGCAACTCGTTATAGAATAAATGATGTTGTTAAAGATTCAGGTGGTACATGGATTTGTACAACATATCATACATCAAGTGCTACTCATGAAAATTTAAGACTAGATGAAGCTAATTGGTCAATCTTTATTGCTGGATTAGAATTTGAAGATACATGGGGAGCATATAGAGAATATCAACCAGGTGACATTGTTACATATGGCGGATATACATACATTGCTAAAACCAATAACGTAGAAAAGAAACCAGCAGAGCAAACAAGTGACTGGCAAGTATTTGTAACTGGGTTTAATTTACGTGGTGATTACGGTGACGATTCTACAAACCAAGATTATATTGTCGGTGATGTTGTAAGACTAGGAGGATATACATATCTTGCTAAGGCTAACTCAAACGGACAGCGTCCCCCAAATACAACTTATTGGGATAAATTAAATGAGGGCGCGGCATGGAAAGCGGCATATACTAACTCTACATACTATGATGCAGGTGATGTTGCAACGCAAGGCGTAAACGCATACATTTGTATACTAGCACACACTTCTAATAGCGGAGTCAACGATCCTGCTAACGATGGTAGTGGAACATACTGGAATTTCTTATCAGGTGGTGCAGAATCAGGTAATTTAACAACAGCAGGTGATTTAGTTTACTACGGCGGATCAGGTCCACAAAGACTTCCAATTGGTAAGCCAGGCCAAATACTTAAAGTTAATGACGATGCAACTGCTCCAGAATGGACTTATTTTGGATTTGTTAATCATGTTTATTATTGTGATTATACTAAAGGTACTGACGGTGATGCACCCGACTATGGCATTACACTAGATCGTCCATTTAAAACTATACGTTTTGCGTGTGAACAAATTGAAAAAGGTGCTAACCTAGCTGAAGATAGAAAACTACTAGAACAAAACAGAGCATTTATGCAGGCAGAAGTTGTTGAATTTATTGACTGGAGTGTTGCTAATAATAGTGCTCCGTTTACAAGTAGTTTTACATATGATAAAGAAAAATGTCGTAGAGATACCGGTATACTAATAGATTCAATAGCATGGGATATTAGTCATGGTGGAAATATTAAATCACGATTATCAGCATTAGCATATTTTAACGGCGCTACATCATTAGTTGCAGGACAAGAAAACCAAACAGTAGCGGCGCTTGATTATCTTAAATTACTTGTTACATCTGTATTAACAAAAACAGCTCCAGCAGTAAATTATCAAGGATTAAATAGTGTTAGTACTCCGATTACACAACTTACACCATCTGCATTAACAACATCACAAGCAACTATGTTTAAACCAACTGCGGCTACATATGAACCTACTTCTGGTGTACTAGTGCTTACTCTTGGAACACACCCATTTAAAGTTGGACAAAGTATAAGTATTGGCGAAAGAAGTTTAACTTTTACGTGTGCTCAAGATAGCCATGCAACAAACCATTTTTATCCAAGAAATACTGATCCGGCGGCAGGTTCATTTAGAGTAATTACAGCAATTACAGCAAATACTATTACTGTAAATGTAGGAGTGTCAACTAATACAACAGCACACTTATTTGTAAGCTCACAAAACAATGCAGTAGCTCCAATAGGTGTTGTGCCAACAATAAGACACTTGTTAGCATTAACTACTGATGCAATTACAGCCGGAAACACAAACGCTGTGCCTATTGCACAAAAAGCACAGAAAACTGTATTTTGTAAAACCGGTCAATTTTTTGAATTCCTTCCAATTAGAGTTCCTGAGGACACAGCAGTTGTAGGCGACGAATTGCGTTCAACTAAAATCAGTCCAGCAGGCACAGTAACAGCTTCAGAAGATACTCCAAAGAGTTTAGCGGCTATTACAAGAGTAGCGGCCATTGTAAGTAATATTGTACAAAACGTTGCTATTACAAAAACATCAGGCAACGCATTAAATCCAGTAACACGAGCTGGCGCGGCAGGGTCAGCGGCAGCCGGCGCATATATTTCAGGTTTATGGACCGAGCTACATGACTATATTGATTATGGTGCTAATGGTGCATCAGGTGATAGTACAGTTCCGGCTTATAGAGGAGTTATTACTCCAAGGACAGATACAGGGTATACATATGCTGTAGAGTTACTCGAACAAAATAGAGAATTTTTAGTAGCAGAAGTACACGCTTATATTACAGCAACGTATCCAACTTATGCTTATACAATAACAGCATGTTCGAGAGATGTTAATAGATATATTGATGCTGTTAAACTAGATGCTATTTACGACTCAAACTATAATGTGTTTATGGCAGGTAGATTTTACTTAAACTCGTTAGCAGGTAATAATGCTGAGGATATGTTCTATATGCGTAATGGAACAGGATTAAGAAACTGCTCATTAAGTTTATTAACTGGAACACTAGGCAGTGCAAACGTATACGGAACTAAACGTCCAAGTGCTGGAGCATACGTAAGTTTAGATCCAGGCTGGGGACCAGATGATACAAGAGGATGGATTTTAACTAAATCTCCATATGTACAAAACGTGTCAACATTTGGTACAGCATGTATTGGACTAAAGGTAGACGGAGCAATACATAATGGCGGTAACGATTCAATTGTTGCAAACGATTTTACACAAATTTTAAGTGACGGTATTGGATTTTGGGTTAGTAACCTAGGAAGAGCAGAACTTGTTAGTGTGTTTACATACTATTGCCATATTGGATATCTTGCAGAATCAGGTGGTAAAGTTCGTGCTACAAACGGTAATAACTCTTACGGAGATTTTGGATCAGTTGCTGAAGGCATTGATATAACTGAAACACCAGTTACTGGCAAGGTAGATAACCAACAACTTGAAGCACAAGTTGCGTCTGTATTTACTGACGGTGCAAACCAAGTATTACAATTAGAATATTTAAATGCAGGTCAAGGATATACAACAGAACAAACAACTGGTATATTAACTGTTGATGTAATTAGTGGCGGTGTTTCAGGTCGTGTACCCGGCACTTACAAAGGTCTTGTAGGTACTAGTACCGGAAGCGGAACAGGACAAGAATTTACATTACAAGTTGAATCAAATGGTGTATATGCTGTTACTGTAACTAAAGCTGGTACAGGACATGCAGAAAATGATACTATTACTATTGCTGATAGTCTTGTAGGCGGCGGAGGTGTAGCTGACTGTACATTTGATGTAGCAACAATTGGTGCGGCAACACAATATTCTATTGCTGGAGACGGCTTTGGTGCGGCAGTTAGTGCTACTAACATTGCTAATGGTGGTGTATTTGAAGTTCAAGTTGATGCTGATAGTAGCACATATGGCGGCGACGGATATAAAGAAGTTGCAAGTAATGCACAAGCAGGAAATACAACACAAATTAGTTTAGCGGCAACAGATGTTAATGGTACTGGTGCATATAATGGAATGAGTATCTATCTTACAAGTGGATTAGGTGCTGGACAATACGGTTATATTGGAACATTTAATTCTGGAACTAAAGTTGCAACAGTATTTAAAGAATCAAACGGAACAGCAGGTTGGGATCATGCAATTGGTTCAAGTATTGCTTCGTCATTAGATTCAACTACTGCCTATATTATATCACCTAGAGTTATATTTGATGCTCCAGGTAGTGGTACTAGAGCTAGAGGTAGAGCAAGAGTATCAGATGAGAAAGTTATTGAAATTAGAATTATTGAGCCAGGAAGTGGTTATAGTTCAAGTAGCCCTCCAGTAATGACACTTGTTGATCCAAACAATACTATTGAAATGGCACACACTGTTAGAGTTGGTGACGGCGTATTAAGACAACCTACATTCTCAAATAGAGGTACTAGTTATATTACAGCTACAGCTACAATAAATGGCGACGGGTTTGCTGATGTTAGACAAACAGGAACAAAGATTCGAGTTGATAACATGTCAGCAAGTCCACAAAAAGGGTCTAACGTAGAATTTGCAAGCATACCAAATAAATGGTATAAGCTAGTAGCAATTACTAACTTAGTAGGTAATGGACCGTTTAGTGCATTACTACAAGTAAGCCCAACAATTACAGCAGATGAAAGACCACCGCATGATGATGCAATTACAATACGTAGAAGATATAGCCAAGTAAGATTAACAGGACATGACTTCCTAGACATTGGTACTGGTAACTTTACTAATACCAATTATCCAGGAGATCCGTCTAGCCTACCAGATCCTACAGTAGAAACAAATGATTTTGGTGGAGGACGAGTGTTCTACACAAGTACAGACCAAGACGGTAACTTCAGAGTTGGTGGATTGTTTAATGTTGAGCAGGCAACAGGTATTGCTACACTAAACGTTGAAGCGTTTAATATATCAGGATTAAATGAGCTACAACTTGGTAGTGTTGCATTAGGCGGTGCTGGTGCAGTTATTAATGAATTTAGTACAGACGGTACATTTAGTGCAGATAGTGATAGCGTTGTTCCAACACAGAAAGCAATTAAAACATATATTACATCACAAATTGGTGGTGGTGTTGCTACACTAAACGTGAACAGTGTGACAGCAGGTGTAATTGAAATTACACAGAATCAAATATCTACCACCAGCGGAGGCAAAATTAACATAAATAATGTTGTAAACTTCAAAGGTGGAATAGACGGAGCACCTGTAGCATTACAAATGTTCTTGCTAAACTAAACTTGAAAATGGAGAAATAAAAAATGGCAACAGGAAGATTAGGCGCAAACGATATGAGTTCGGCCACACTGACTACGGTTTATACGTGTCCAGCTGATACTTATGCGATTGCAAGTTTAAACCTTGTGAATAGGGGAAACCAAGCTCTTACTATGCGGATTGCAGTAGCGGCGGCCGATACTCCTACATTAGGTGAATATATAGAATATGAAGTAGAAATATTATCTAAAGGAGTACTTGAAAGAACAGGTATTGTTTTAGCCGCAGGACAAAAAATTGTAGCATATGCTAGTGGACCAAACGTGTCCGCAGTAGCTATGGGTATAGAAACTTCAACAGCATAAAGGAAAAAGGAAAACAACCATGGGAAGATATATTACAACAGTTGGAACTGCAGGTACTACTACAAGAGAAATTAGTACAACCTTTAGTGCCAGCGTAAACGACAGAATACTAGCAAATACTGCTAGTAGTGCTTATACTATTACATTACCAGCAAATTCAGGGTTGTTAGTATCAGACACTATTCAAATTATTGATATTTCGAATAATGCCGGTAGCAACAACTTAACTATTGGTAGAAACAGTAGTAAAATTAATGGTGCATCAGAAGATTTAACAATTGATGTTAGTGGAGCGATTGTATCGCTTATCTACACAGGCTCAACATACGGTTGGGTAGTTGGCGCAGTTTAAGAGAAAGTTCATTAAAGGAAATTAGGTATGGCATCATTAGAAACACTTATTAAAGCTAAAACTGGCGGAGGCGGCACAGAGCAAAACCTCGAAACCGGAAGAATTTATAGTTTTACAGAAGGTAATACCTATACTAAGGCATGTAAATGTTGGTGTTGGTGTCCGACAGCAAACGGCTCAGTAGATATTGAAGTTTGGGGAGCAGGCGGCAGTGGTGCAAAAATGTGTTGTTGTGGAGGCGGAATTCCAGGTAATTCAGGATCTTACGCTAAAAGAACAATTAACATGAACACCGGTAACTTTTTATGGGGATGTACAGGATTTGCTTGCGGAAATTCAGATGCATTATGCTTTAGAGGTTGCTCAGAACCGTCAACAGTATGCTGGACTAGTACATCAACAAACGGTTGTATGTGTGCTAGAGGCGGCAAAGGTGGACATAGTATGTGTTCAACAAACTCAAGTTTATACTGTTGCTTTAGAGCCGCTGGTTATTGCACAATTAACGTAGGACCAAATTGCGGTACTGTTTGTAATCAATGTTCAGGTGCATGGGAAGCTATTGCATATGGCGGAGATATAAATAGATGCGGAAATATTTCATGTATGGGTTATCATGGTTGTTACCCAGGGTGTATATGTTTCTTTAGATCGTATGTTGCATTTCCTCCAGGAATGATTACGGAGTGCGGAGGAATTGTTGGATTTGCTAACTCAAATGATAGTTCAGCATCACGTTGGTCGGGTATGGGATACGGACAAACAGTTGCTATGTTAGCAGGCGCAGGTAGATCACCAGGAGGTGGCATACCATGGAAAGCATGTTATAGAAGTGATATGAGTTGTGGTTGTTATAATACTAACGGATGTCAAAGTACTGTACCATATGGAGTTGGCGGACACGGAGCATTTCCTTGTCCAGGCGTTAGAGACCATGGACACAGAGGTGGCATGGGTGCAATTAGAATTAAGCTAATAGCAAGTTAAGGAGTAGGAACAAAAATGGCAACATTACAATCAATATTACAATCAAGAGCAGGGTCTTCTGCAGAAACTAACCTTGAAACTGGTAAATTATGGGCTTATTCAACAGTTACAGACTATACAACATATGGTGGTTGCCATTGCTGGATTTCTCCAGGTAACGGAACTGTACAATTAGAAGTAATTGGTGCAGGCGGTAGTGGATCAAGGATGTGTTGTTGTTCATCAACACTTCCGGGTAACTCGGGTGCGTATGTTAAAAAATCTGATTTAACAGTAACAGGTAGTTGCTACATATGTGTACGAGCAGGTAAAAGTTGTAGAGGTAGCGGCCTTTGTAACAGAGGCTGTTCAGAAGCCGGAATGGCTTGTTGGACAGGTAACGGTACGAACGGTTGTATATGTGCAGAAGGCGGTAGATCAGGAACTAGTTTCTGTACTACAGGAACTGCTCGTAGATGCTGTATGATGGCAAATTCATTTTGTGGAACAACATACAGTGGATATTGTGGACTTGTATGTAACCACTGTCCGGGAGCTTGGTGTGCATGTGCATACGGCGGCGATATAAACAGAATGGGCAATATTAGTTGTAGTACATACTGGCACTGTTATCCAAATTGTAACTGTAGTACAATCCATCATGTTGCGATTGCACCAGGTTACTTTAGTGAATGTGGCGGAGTTGTTTCATACGGATTAGACGGTGACAACGGCCACTCTGAGTGGTCCGGAATGGGCTTTCAGGGATATATACAAGCACTTAACGCAATGAGTCGAATGCCAAGCCAAGGCGCGGCATGGACTGAGTGTTGGGATGGTGCAAGAATTTGTCAGTGTTACGATACACAAGGTTGTACAATGTATGTACCACACGGATCAGGCGGTCCGGCGGCAACACCATGTTCGGGTGTTAGAGATAACGGTTGGGCAGGCGGTGACGCCATAATTAAAATTAGATACGTAGCAACTTAATAAATAAAATGGAGAGAGAAACAAAATGGCATTAAATATTACATTCGAGGTAACATTACCCGATGAACCTTATAAGACAGCAACAACAAACGGCGATACGTTTACTGTAACATATACAGGACCACGTTTTGTGTTGATGCAAATAGATAAAGATGATTTTCAAGTACGTGAAGGCGGCAGAGGCGATAGAGCTGATGAAGATGCTGTAAATGAAAAATTCTTTGAACAGGATGACTATTTCTACTTGTTAGTAGATGCAACAGAATCAGATGCGACGGCGTTTTATTGTGCGTATGTAACACATGAATATACACACCCGGATGTAGAGGACTTTAGTTGCACAGAAACAGATGCAGATGGAGACGAGTTTACTTGGACCCACCAGTATGAAGGTACAACAGGTATGTTAGGACATTTATATTGGGCTGAATCATTACTATATAATCCGGCCGGCGCAGGTTGGTCAGGACCTGGTTATAGAGAACACGTAAACGATTGGGATTCAATGGTTACCTCATGTAGAGAACAAGCAGAGTCAATTGATGCGGCTTTAGATGATAGTAATCAATCAATTTCAGATGTTGATCGCCAAACATTAACAGTTAGAAGTGCTTGGTTAAAAAGTGTAGAAGTAAAGTATAAAGATAACGATCATTGGAAAATTCCATTTCCAGAAGCCCCGTTACCACAGTTTAATCTTCCAGACTAAACTAATTTAATTCTCATCCAGTCTAGACTGGGTCCAAGGTGTATACTTGATATATATTATTGGACCCAGTCTTTTTTTATGGAGTATAGAGAGTAACATGACAGCAAGATCAAAAGCGTTTTTTTTAAATGGCGGAGCAGGAAGGATGCTTTGCTCAATACCAGCACTTGAATTATATGAAAAGGAGTCTGGTGATACAGATTTTGTAATAGTATGTGAAGGTGGAACAGATATGTTTAAAGGTCATCCTACATTGGATGCTAGAGCATATGACCCATGGCATAAAAATTTATTTAAAGATGTACTAAAAAATAGGGATGTAGTATATCCCGAACCTTATAGAGTATGGGAATACTATAATCAAATGTGTAGTTTAGCACAAGCATTTGATATCGAATTAAACGGAAAAGGTATAAGAGAACTACCTAAACCTACATTAAGACTTAGTAAAGACGAGTTACTTGTTGGTCGTAAATTAGTTAATGAAATTAAAGAAAAAATTAAAAAAGACAAGTTACTAATACTACAGCCGTTTGGAAGAGGGATTGAAGTTATTGATGACACTCCAATGGATCATACCGCAAGAAGTTTTGAATTTTCAGACCTTAAAAAACTTATGAAAGAGTTAGAAAAAGATTATGCACTTATTATGATGAGTGAACTTAAAATTGATCTTAAAGGTGAAGGATTAAAACGCGAAGTTGCGATGCCTGAAGGATTAAATATTAGACAATGGGCCGCAATGATTAAATATTCAGATCATTTCTTAGGTTGCGATAGTGTTGGCCAACATTTAGCATATTGTGTTGGAACAGAAACTACTGCCGTACATGGCGCAACATTTCCTATAAATGTATCTTACCCTGATACTGAAAATTTTAATGTATTAGACCTAGGTTCAGAAGCTAGAATTTATGATCCTATACGTATTGTACAAGAAGAATCTACTAATAGATCCAATGAAAACTTAATGTCAATGGATGAAAAAATTAGAGAATACGTAGTAGGTGTAGTAAGAGGAACAATTAAACATACTAGCGGTGATCAAGAACCTGAGATTATTGAACCAAAAGTTATTAAAGAAAAATAATGTCAAGACTGTTTGTATTAGGTTGTAGTTTTACAAATTATGCTTGGCCTACTTGGGCCGACATGTTAGGTACAGAGTTTGAGGTATATGAAAACTGGGGATATCCAGGATTAGGTAATCAGGCAATATGTGAAAGACTAGTTGAATTACATGCTAGAGAACATCTTACAAAAAATGATACAGTAATTATCCAATGGACTAGTCATTTAAGAAATGATTATCATACAACCGATACTCGTAGAGAGGGTGTACTAGAAGGAGTTGGATGGAAGACCTGTGGAAGCATTTTTAATTATATCAATGCTGAGTTGTATAGCGATGAATGGATTAAGACTTTTTGGGACGAAACTAGCTATACAATGCATCTACTAAACAACATTGTATTAGCACAAGGTCTTTTAAAAAGTATAGATTGTAATTGGTATATGACTAGTATGGGAGAGCTTGAAAAAATGAATTCAGACTATCCAGACGGACTACAAGGGGAAGTAGGAAGTACTAATAATATATGGAAAGATATTCCTCCATTAAGTATGTATAAAGATTTAATTGCAAACAATAGATGGATTAGACCTGTAGGCACTACTGCGTGGAATAGCAAGATTGAACATTTTAAATTTAAGGATCTTTTAAACACTCATAAGTTTACTACTGATAGGCATCCGAGTATTGATCAACACGCTGAATACTTATTAACGCAAGTAAAGCCAAAAATTAATAATAGCCAGGATTTAAGTAAATTATCAAGAAAATGGATAGATAAAGTTAATACAATATATAAGAATACGCACAAAGACTTTGAAAATTTTTGTGAAACAATTTATAAAGATTTGCCTGAGTGGCAAGGTAATAGATATAGAGGATTTTAAATGAGTAAAAAACCAATTTGGATTGCGGCAATAGCAAGAGGACATAATGCAGGTGTATGTTTACTTAAAGATGGAGAAGTAGTATTTTCTATTGAAGAAGAAAGACTGTCGAGGCAGAAATACGACGGCGGACCCTTTGCAAGTATGGTTAAAATATTAGATTACACTGATAAAATTGATTATCTTGTAGTTGCACATACACAACCATTACTAGAAACAGCAGGTAAAATAGATTATAGCGGAGATGACATTTATACAGGATTAGCAAGAAAGCTAGGACTAATTGATCAAAAAGCAAATAATACATCTTTTGAACATCCGCAAGTTATTGACTTGGCATTTATGCATCATAAATTACACAGTGCATGTGCATTTTATAGAAGCGGATTTGATAGTGCAGTTAGTGTAATTGTTGACGGGGCTGGCACATTTATTCCATTAGCAATAAACAATGAACAAGTAATGAGCTGGGAAGTTGAAAGTGTAATTGATTGCGATTATCCTGCAGAGTTTAGTACTAAATTTAAAGTATACGGAACTAGAGAACCTATTCCGGGAGGTATGACTACAATGCCCTCAGATATGTTTGGCGAAAATAATGAAGAACATGTAGCTATAGTTTCTGACAGAGCTGGTATTGTTAAGGTATACGAAGCAGTAACACAGTACTGTGGGTGGAGCGGAATTGAAGCAGGAAAAACTATGGGGTTATTTCCTTACGGTAAAGAAAATAGTAATGTACCTAAATTATTTGACGATCAGTCTCTTTATCCGTTGTCAAATAGAAACGTAATTGTTCCTAACTATCCTAACGGCGCTATAGTAAATAGCGGCGTATATGATTATCTAAATGAAATAAACCAAATGGAAAATCAAGATAAGGATTTAACTGTACTCGATAGCAGACGAGATATGGCTTATGCTTGTCAAGTAGAAACTCAAGAGCAAGTCATAAAATTAATTAGACAAGCGGTAGAAGAAACAGGCAAGAAAAAAGTAGTTATTAGTGGCGGATATGGACTTAATTGTGTAGCAAATTATCATTACTTAGACGCACTTAAAGACGACGGCCTTGAAATTTATGTTGAGCCAGTAAGTAATGATGCTGGAACAGCAATGGGTGCGGCAATGATGTTTTGGTATGGATTGGAAGAAGATTCAGAAGTTAAACAGACACAATCATTATACTTAGGTCCTGATAATAATTACACATTAGACGATATTATTAATAAAACATCAGCAGTAGAAGGCATTTCTATTAAAGATGCTACTAACGAAAACATTGTCGAATTGTTAACACAGAAAAATATTGTTACTATTTTTCAAGGTAAAAGTGAAAATGGACCACGTGCATTAGGTAATAGAAGTGTATTATTTGATCCAACATTTGAAGATGGCAAAGACTTTGTTAACGAAGTAAAGCATAGAGAATATTTTAGACCATTTGCTGGTAGTATATTAGCTGAAGATGTACACGAATGGTTTGACTTGCGTGGCATGGATGATAGTCCGTACATGATGTATGCAGTAAATTGCCAGCCAGGTATTGCAGAAAAGATACCGAGTATTATTCACGTTGATGGTACATGTCGTATTCAAACTGTAACTAGAGAACAAAATCCACATTACTATGATTTAATTAAAGCGTTTAAAGAAAAAACAGGTGTTCCTATAGTGTTTAATACTAGTTTTAATTTAGGCGGTGAGCCGTTGGTTGAAACGTTAGAAGATGCAATTTGGACATTACAACAATCAGATATTGAATACTTGTACTTGCCTGAATTTAACAAACTCTTAACCATTGCCAATAAAGAATGACGATAAATACATTGTAGACCGTAGGAAACTATAATGGATTTAACCAGACTCCTCAAAAGAGGACTTAGAAATACAATATTACTTAAAGGCGGAACTCATTTCTCGTATGAAGGTATGTGGAAAGAAGTTCAGCAAGATTTAACAATTGACTCTTGGCATATGGGAGATTTTTCTTCTGCAGAATATACACTCAATATTGAACTTGGTAGAGACGTTAAAGAAGTAATAAAAATACTGCTAACAGCTTCGCCAAATGAGGCATCTGTTGTAGTATATGGTAGGGCAAGTACTACTAGAGATCTAGTAACTATTACTGCTTCAGTTGATAACTCGTTAGTACAGTTAATTCTTAATCCTAAAACTGCCGCTGATAAGGGAGCAAAAGCATATTTTTCTGCAACTTATTTCCGTAGCCACACGTAGTACTAAAGTGGATAAATATATTATATTGGAGATGTTGAGTGGCTATAGAATACCGTCAATTTGAATCAGATTTTGGATTTAAAAGTCCTGGCTTCACCGTAGATAGTAACGGCAATGTTGTTGTAACATCATTAAGTTACGTAGGTGGAAGTTCTTCTAGTGCAACAGGTGATTATACTGTTACAGAAACAAGTTCAAATTTTAGACTAGCAAGTGACGACTTTACAGTTTCTGCAACCAATAATCCTACGATAGAATTAACTAGAGGAACGTCTTATTCGTTTACGTTAAGTGGATTAAGTACTATAACATTTAACATATTAGCATCAGATGGTTCTACATTATATAACACAGGACTTGCTCATACCGCTACAGATGATACAATTACAAACGGCGCTTCAGCACAAGGAAAACAATCAGGAAAGATAGTGTTCTCAGTTGCGGCTGATGCGCCTGCTACATTATATTATGGAGATGCAGACGGTACTCCAAAAGCAATAATTACAGTTGTAGATCCAATTGTTACAGGAACAGGTAGCTTTAGTGATCTTGTTGTAACTGGTGCTTCTTCATTACAAACATTATCAATTAATTCAACTACTAATTCAACAGAACTAGGAACTGGAGGATTAATTGTACAAGGCGGCGCGAGTATTGCAAAAGATGTCTATGTAGGCGGAACACTAACATCATCTAGTTTTAAGGCAAATGGCGTAGGAGTAGCTGAATTTGAAGCTGGAACTAATATAGTATTAACAGCTGGTAATAAAATACAAGTTGTAGTCGAAAATGTACAACGAGGTATTATTGGCACAACAGGTTCAACAATACCTGTAGTTGATACAAGTATCAATAACACATCTATTGGAGCAACTACAGCATCAACAGCCGCATTTACGTCGGCTACCGTTACTAAGGACGCTACATTGCAAACAGACATAAGTAATAAGAAGTACGTAGACTCGACAGCAACAGCATTATCAATTGCATTAGGAATTTAGAACGTGGCAAAAAAGAGAATTCACAATTATATATTTAAACCGGGAATAGGATATAATGAAAACTTGTATCCTAATGCATATTCTTTATTAAATGCTAACAGGGCATTCCTGCTTGCAGAAAGTATTGCATATATTAACCAAGAAGTTATTGACGCAGTTAAATGTCAACGTGATATAGGATATATAATTGACGGTATTGCATTTGATATTGCATTAGAAACAAATTTTAATACATTATTTTTAGGAAGAGCTGAGAATTATTCTGTAGATAATTCTAAAACTGTACTAAGAACTATTAATCGAGCTAAAGCAAGCGTTGCCGCATTAACCGAAGTTGCCGCAGACGCAACATCATTATCAAGATCAAATGCGGCGTTTACTGAAATACTTGATATTATAGAAAATAGCTCTCCAGACACATTAACACTTACAAATCCAACAGATGCTACTGCTAGTAGAATTGCCGCAAAAGATAGAATTATAGCAAATAAAGATTTTTTAAGAAACGAAATTATTGCATGGACTACAGCATCTTACCCAGCGTATGATACAACACAGTCAAACGGTGTTGCATCAGGTGCATGTGATGTAAAGTATGCTATTGAAGCGGCTGCCTATGATATATTATATGGAGGTAATAGCGGAAGCTATGATGTAGCTAGATTATTTCCTAATTCAGCGGCTTCTACAGTTAGCTTATCAGGAACACATCAAACACATGTAGTAGCGGCATACGGAAGATTAAAAATAATTATTGCTCAAGTTGTTCTAGGAACTACAGTTACAGCAAGCTCAGGTAATTCTACAGCACAAATAACAACAGGAACTAATGCAGATACAGCAGACGGAACAGCAGTTACAAATTTAATTGATATATTTAATGATGTATTACAAACAGGTGCGTCCACTTTAGATGCATTAACAAGAACGGTTCCTGCTATTACTTGGGCAACTTCTCCAATACAAACAGCAAAAACTGCTATTGATTCAGCAAAAACAACAATCGTAACAGCCGTTACATTTTCTACAACATATACTTATAATCAAGCTAAGTGTGAAAGAGATTTAGGTTATATTTTAGATGCATATAAGTATGATTTACGATACGGCGGAAACAGCAAAACAACCAAATATGCTAAAAAATATTGGGATGGAGATGTAGCACAAGTTGATGGTAATAGAATTCCAGAAATTGATACTCATGCACATATTGGAGATTTAATCTCTAATTATATTTTACCTCAAATTACTTGGACAAAATTAGGAACAGTTGATCAAGTAACTGATGCATCAATAACATACGAAGGTGCTACTGCAACAACAAGAATTGATGAATTAGTTACATTGCTTACTGGAGTAATAACTTCGGGACTAAGTGCATTACCGACATTTGTTGATACTGGTGCAGGCTATGTAAAATTTATCGGCAATTATAATAGTACAGATATACTATTAATAACAAATACATCTGATAACGAAGTCATTTATAGTTTTAACGAACCTCTTAGAGGAGGCCTTACAGAAATAAGCCAGGGGTATGTTGGTACATCCGGTAATCAGTTCTATGCAGATGAAGATTTTAAAAAATATTTACAAGTAACAGATGCTGTTACTACTGTACAATTAAATTATAGTACATCGACAGCTTTACCAACAGACGGATTACAAATATTTGTAGATACTGATGAATTAGTAGTGCGTCCATACGAGTTTGGAACAGATGCTATTGAACGTATGCGTGTTGCACCTCCGTTAAGTATGCTTGATGCTGACTTTGAGTATGGACTACAGCCTACTAAATGGTCAGCTATTGCTACCATGAGAGGGTACCCGTCAGTATACGAAATACCTGGCACAGAAACTGATGTAAGTTTAGTAAGGACTGATAGTTCAGCAGGCACCGGAGGTGTTGGTGCATCTCTAATCACTGTTACTACAGTAGGTGCTCACGGCTTTGAAGAAGGCGATGCTATTACACTTAAAGGATTAAATCAAGGAGTAATAGGTACTGCTAGAGCTGAAGGTGCATTTATTCTTACTGAAGTTCCTAGTCCTACTACGTTTACATATTTTGCTAAAGCAAAAGTAGGTGATGGCGGAACAATAGATATTCAAGTAGAATCTACGCAATTAAGAAAAGCTGGTTTTTATACAGGAGCATCTATAGGTGAATCTCCTAGTGTTGTAGTACAAAGTAATGGTAGTAGTGGTACAATATCACCTGCATTAACAGTTCCTACTGGCGAGGATATAATTCCATTTACTGTTGTTTCAGGAGCGGCGCCGGAAATAGGTTCGCCCTTAACAGGTACAGGAATTCCAACTGGTGCTCAAGTAACTGGTAAAGTAGGTAGCGGGGGAGTAATAGTTACTCCGATAATGACTGCTGACACAGCGGCGGGTGAAACAGCAATTGAAGTTCAAAATGTAACCGGAGTTGCAGTAAATCAAGCGGCAGACCGAGGCGACGGCCAAGCAATGATTGTTAATAGTGTTTTAGGAACAACTATCAATTTTAATGATGCACTAACATCAGAGTTTAAAGGTAATTTAGTAACTTATAATGATGTAGTAGGAACTAACGATACTTCAAACGGTAGTGGATTAATATTAAATGTAAGTAGAGCAAGTGGTAGTTATACTGTTGATAATATTGTAATATCTGGAGTAGGATACGAAGGAGGCGATCAGCTAGTTATTTTAGGTGATGTATTAGGCGGTCAATCACCAGGAAACGATTTAAGTTTAGTTGTAGGAAGTGTCGATACAGGCGGAGAAGTATTATCCTTAACAGCTAGTGGAACAGCATTTGACGGTACTGGATCGTTTGTTTCGGTTACTACATCATATTTACATGGTAACGGTAACGGCGGTATATGGGACGTTACATACAATGGCGGTACGTTTGACGCTACATTAATTGAGCCTACATATCCTAGCCAAACAGGCACAGTTGGCGGAGGAACAGGGACTGGAGCAATATGGAATATTACATCAACAAACAATACTTACAGTATTACTATTGACCCAAATGAAGTAGGGGTAACTGGGTATTCGCAATATGATGTAATTAAAATTCCAGGAAATACACTAGGCGGCGCAACACCTGATAATGATGCACAGATAACTATAACTTCAGTTAATTCAATTGGATTTCCTACAAACTTTACTGTTGTAGGTAACGGTGCAAATGCATCAAATAATTATATAGGTGTTACATGGTCAACTAATGGCTCCGGTGTTGGAGCAACTCTTAATATTAATTCCGTTGGGTCTACTTATAGTGCCGCGTTTTCAGTAACAGGATCAGGATTTTCTGTAGGAAATACTGTAACTGTATTAGGTACACAACTAGGCGGAACATCGCCAGCAAACGATTGTACAATTACACTTGATACTGTTGATACTGGTGGAGAAATACTTACATACACAGTAACAGGTACAGCATATAATGTTGCTACATATACTAATGTAAACAGTGGTACAAATTTAGTAGGTACCGGAGCAACATTTGATGTTGCAAAAAATGGCGCGGCATATACAGTAACTTTAGTAAGCGGTGGTGACGCTTATGCACCAAATCAAACTATAACATTGAATGGAACAACATTTGAAGGAATTAGTCCAACAAATGATCTTGTATTAACAATTACTGATGTAGATAATGATTCAACACTTACAGCAGGACCACTATTGACTTTTAATGCAGTAGGTACAGCAACAAGAGGAACAACAGGATACGTTGCAAATGATAGATTAAAGATTCAAGGCGGCCAATTTACAGGCGGTACAAACGTAACTAATGATTTAGTTATATTAGTTACAGGAGTTGGTGCTGAAGGAAATATTACTTCGAGTACGTACTCTGGTACAGCACCAGATGCTACTGCACAGTATAATGCTGTAGCTCCAACAGGCGGCTCGGGTTCAAATTTAACAGTTGATATCACAAGAACTGGAGCAGTGTATAGCTTAGTATTAAATGACGTAGGTAGTGGTTACGTAGCGGCAGAAACAGTAACAATATTAGGTGCAGTATTAGGCGGAACAACTCCTGCAAATAATGCTACAATTACAATTGACGGAGTAGACGGATCAGGTGCAGTTACTACAGCAAGTATTTCAGGAGCGGCGGCTAATGCTGGATCAGCATCTAATTTAAGTTCAGAAAACAATCCAGGTGCTGGAGCCGGATTTACTGTTAGTCTAACTGGTGGAAATTACACAGTTTCTGTTGAAACTGCTGGTAATAATTATGTTGCAAATCAAAAATTTAAAGTACTTGGCGAAAACTTATCAGGTATAACTCCAACAAATGATGCTGAAATTACTGTTAGTAGTGTTGATGCTACCGGTGCAATAACTGGTGCTACTATTACAGGATCAGGTTCTACTGATGTAGCGTCATTTTCTAATGTTGTTGTAAGTAATGCGTCACTTACAGGTAATGGTGCTACCTTTAGTGTCCTAAGAGATGGTACAACTGCTGACAGTAGTGTAGGCATTTATACAGTTACAGGAGGAACCCAAGGTAATGGATATGCTATAGGTAATAGAATAATTATTGATGGCGGAACAGTTGGTGGAACACCAACAACAAACGATATCATAGTTAGCATTGCTAGTGTTGATAGTGCAGGCGGTGTTGTAACGTTTACATACGTAGGTGATGCATTTGCTGGCACTGACTTACAATTATATTCAACAACTACAATAGATTCAGCAGTTACAGCACCACTAACTACAAGTCAAAATATAACGTTTGAAGCACTAGCAACATTAAGAATTACATTTACTACACCGCACGGACTTGTCCCGGGTGATACATTTATTACTACAGTATCAAGTGATACTGGATCTAATAATCATAACTTAGCGGCAGGATCGTTCTTAGCAATCGCAGTTCCAACAAAGTTTACACTAGATTATACAGCTAGATCAGTTGGGGCTATTGTTACTTCAGGTACTGAAATTATTAGTGCTATTGTCTATCCAAGACCAGATTCATTCTTTATACACAGACCGTATGATGGTGGTGTACAACTAGGAACTGGTGGTCCACAACATGGAGCACAAGCAATACGTCAAAGTAAAAAATATATTAGATACCAGTCAGGTAAAGGTATTATGTATACAACAGGTGCATTGTTTGCTCCAAGTTACGATCTTAGAAGTGCTACATCAACCGGAGTCGAAACTGGATCAACTATTACAATAACTACAGATGATAACGATCACGGATTACAAATTGGCTGTAAAATTAAAATTATTGGTATTGATACACCGGGATATAATAACACATACGTAGTTAATGATATTATAGACGAACGTACTTTTGAAGTTACTGCTACCCTAAGATTAGGCTCTACAACAGCAACATTAAGTTTTAATGCACAAGTTTCAACTAGTGAATGGCACGGTGCAACAGTACGTTCAGGTATTTTTGATGATCAAAACGGAATTTATTGGGAATACGATGGTACTAACTTATTAGTATGTCAAAGAACAAGTACTAAACAAGTTGCAGGTACTGCAACGATATCACCTGATACTAATGTACTAACAGGTACAAATACTAGATTCCAGGATCAGTTAAAAGCAGGAGATAGAATTGTTATTAGAGGAATGACACATGTTGTTGCTCATGTTAATAGTCAAACAGAAGTTAATGTTACGCCAGATTATAGAGGTGTTAATACTGCGGTAGGTGCAAAAGTATGCTTAGTAAGCGATAAAAAAGTTAGACAATCTGATTTTAACCTAGACACATTTGACGGTAATGGTCCAAGCGGATACAACATTGACGTAGCAAAGATGCAGATGATTGGTATTGAATATTCATGGTACGGTGCTGGTTTTATTGATTTTATGGTACGTGGATCTGATGGTAATTTTATCTATGCACACAGAATGCGTAATTCAAACATTAATACAGAAGCATTTATGCGTACAGGTAACTTGCCTGTTCGTTATGAAATTACTAACGAAGGTGCATTAGGTAGATTAAAAACAACAGCAACAGATGCTAGTACTACGCTAGAATTAGATGATGTAGACTTTTTTCCAAATTCTGGAACAGTGTTTATTGACAATGAGTTAGTAACGTATACTGGTAGAGATGAATCAACTAACACACTAACAGGATGTAATAGAGGCGCATCGTTAACAAACTTCCAGTCAGGTGCATCAAGAACATATACAGCAGGTGTCGCCGCAACACACACAGCAAAAACCGGAGTTGTGTTAGTAAGTAACACATGTACTCCACTTATATCACATTGGGGTTCAGCGTTTATTACAGACGGCGGATTTGATGATGATCGAGGTTACATCTTTAGTTATGCTGAACAAGGTCTAACTGTTAGTACTACAAGACAAACAGCATTTTTGATTAGACTAGCGCCAAGTGTATCAAATGCTATTACAGGTGACTTAGGCGATAGAGAACTATTAAATAGAGCTCAACTACTACTAACAGGACTTGAAATTACAAGTGAAACAAGCACCGGCGGTATTGTTGTTGAAGGTGTTCTTAATCCTCAAAACTATCCTACTAACCCGTCATTGGTTGGTTGGTCAGGATTATCAGGACTTGCACAAGGTGGACAACCTAGTTTTGCTCAAATTGCTTCAGGCGCTGGTATTACATGGTCAACTGGTGCGGCGGCGACAACAACGACACTTACTTCACAAAGTGTTATAACAGCTCAGCTAGATAGTGGAATATATAGTACAGGTAATAATTCAAGTTATGTATTTGTTAGTGGTATTGATTATAGAACTACATTTGGTTCAAATGATATTAATTTTGTTGTTGGACGTACTATAACCGGTGCAAATATTAGAAGTAACACAACCATTAACGATGGATTTATTGATAGTAGTGGTAATTATGGGTATTTTAGATTGAGTCGAAGAACAAGTGGCAGTATTAGTACAAACCAATCAAACTACTTTTCGCTAACTGAAGGTGGCGATCAAGTTAATACAAACTTTGCACTAATAACACAAGCAAGTTGGGAAGCATCGGGTGGTACAAACGGAACAAATGTTGATCCATCAACATCAAGTCCAGGATTTCCATCAGGTACACTAATTAACAACGTTGAACAAAAGAATTTTGCTGGTACAACATATTATCGACTTACATTTAATAACGCAATGGACGGAACACTAACAGCAGGTAGTGGTACAATTACGCTACAGTTTATTCAACCACCGTTTGCTCAACCAGGTGAAACAGTACTATCGTTTATTGCTACACCAAATGAAAGAGCGTCACTAGACTTATCACAGTTGAAAGAACTTACAAATACTACATTAGGCGGTAGAGGAACATTTCCAAATGGTCCAGATGTTTTAGCAATTAATATATATAAAACAACTGGCTCAGATGTAGTAGCTAATTTGATTCTACGTTGGTCTGAAGCTCAAGCGTAAAGATTATAGTTTACAATACACCGTGGATTATTAGTTGGAAATCCACCAGCATGTAATGTATTACCATCAAATAAAACAATACGTCCTTTTTTAGGAGTAACTCTTTGTAACTCCTTATTATTTTCAAAAAATATAGTATCACCATCACTATCGTTTACATAGTAAATTAATCCTAAATGTTCTTCAGGTCGATCAGTATGTGGTGCGTAATAATCTAATGTTGTTTTGTGCGGAACTGTTATGAAAAGTCTTGCGGCAATAATATCAACTAAATTAATATTAAGTTCTGAACAAATAATTTGTGGTATTTTACTAAAGTTTCCATAATGTTCAGTTAGTTTAGTACTACTCCTAAGAACATGTTCAAAACTAACAGGCATTGAACCGTTTTCAGAAGCAGTAGGTTCGTATTTACAAACAAGTGGTAACATTGCGTTAACATTAGTATTGCCAAATACCAGTGTATGATAATAGTCCTGTAATTCTTGAGGTACTAAATCATCACGTACGATTATCATTTATGTGCAGTTTCTAAATAATCTACAAAAGCCGCTAAATCGTCAAATGCTAACATTGCTTTTGCTATCTTTTTATATGCAAATCGACTATTAATTAGTTCTTCGGTTTCAACACCATGTCCTGTACGGATTAACACAGGCTTAGCGCCTACTTTCATAGCCGCTTTCAAATCTCTTAATCTATCACCTGCATAATACCCGTGTTTAAATTTAACATGTGGAATTTCTTTTTCTGCACGTTTAAACATACCGGCATTTGGTTTTGCATACATATCACTTTTATGACTACATGCACTATAATATAAACCGTCAATACTTGGACATCCTGCTTCGCCTAGTTCTTTAAACATATGTTCGTGTACTTTGTCGACGTCTTGTTCAGTGTATATGCCTTTATGAATTCCGCCTTGATTTGTAATAATAACAATTTTATGACCAAGTTTACGTAATTTTACAATAGCTTCTAAACTTCCCTTTTCGAATTCCCAATCTTCAACTTTATAAACATAATCTCCAATGTCAACGTTAATAACACCGTCTCTGTCTAACCCTACTACACACTTAGGTGCTACATAGTCTGGTTTATAGAAGTCAATATCTACATCATTACTCCATACAATTTTTGGATTACTCATCTTTAATGTTTCCTGTTATTTCTTCAAGCATTCCGGCCTGGCTATCTCCAGGAATAATCCTGTAGTTATCTTCTACACTATCAGCAGTACTAACTTCTGTTACACTACTGCCATCTTCTAATGCTTCTAGTTGATGTGGACGTAATGGAGGATTATGCCATGTCATCCCCTGTGTTAGCGTATGTGTAAACAACGTAGCTGTGCTAGTGTCTAACCACCTAACAATAAAACTACCTTCATTTACAAACCATGTTTCGTCTTTGTCTTTGTGAAAGTGCATACTAAATTTATTTCCTTTTTTCTCAAAGAACATAATCTTTCCACAATACTTTTCATTTGTTGCCCAAATGATTTCGTATCCCCAACCTTTATCTACTTTACCTTCAAGTCTTGTTGGTTGTTCTGTCATTATTGATTCTCCTCAATCCATTCAAACGGTGTTGTAAACTTAAAATCACCTATTGTGTTTAATAATTTATCGTTGTTGCTTTGTGTAAAACTTTGATATTGATTTTTTACACTATCAGGAATTGGAATTTCTTCTATTGTAGCATTATGTTTGTCAGCAATACATTTAGCAATACTTCCAAAACTAGTTGCTTTACCTGTACCTACATTCCATATTCCACTCTCATCAGTATCAATAAACTTAGAAATAATTTTACATATATCACCGACATATATGAAGTCTCGACATATAGTATCACTACCTGCAAACGGATGTATAGTACCAGTAAGAGCTTGTTCTTTAAATTTATGAAAAACGCTCATTTGAAAACCTTTATGGTCTTCATGCTCGCCGTAGACATTAAAAAATCTTAGTCCTTGTATTTTACACTGATATTCGCTCCAGTCTAATTTTTGTACAGTTCTATCAAATAAATATTTGCTCCATGCATAAGGTGATTGCGGCTGTAACGGACCATCTTCTGTAAAATGTGTAGTAGGTCCATAAACACTTGCACTTGATGCATAAATTAAATCAATACCTTGCATATCGCATACATGTAATAGTCTTTCACTAAAGTCTAAGTTTTGCTTCATTACCTTTTCAACATCAGTTTCAGTAGTACTACTAATTGCACCTAAGTGAATAACTTTATCAAACTGACTACAATCTGGAACTACATTTTCAATCCATTCATACTCAGCAACTCCATGACCTTCGCCCATAAGATGTTTAACTAAGTTTTTTCCGATAAATCCGTTACTTCCGGTAATTAATATTTTCATTATGAACTTGCCATTTCTATATTAGTAATATTTTCTGTAATACGTTTATTAAATTCTAACGTATCTTGATATGCATAAAGACCTTCACTCAATGCTCTACTAAAACTTGCACTCATATCTAAATTCTCACTAAGTTTTTTACATGCTAAACTTGTTTCGTAACCGCCACTAAGACCAACTAATTTTTTTACATTTTTATGCTGAGATAAATCGTGGTATAAATTAGGAACATCTGGAATAGTAAGTTTTAAAATAACTTGCGGCAAGGTTTTATCAAATCGATCGTTAACATGTTTTTCAAAAGAATCCAAATACGGTTTAATACTTTCATTTAATAACATTTCAAAGTGATGTTTGTGTTCAATGTCAATAGGAATTTCAGGCTCAATAATTGGAACTAAATTTTGATTAGCAATTTTTAAAGCATATTCAAATTGTTGCTCTAAAATAGGTTGTATCATATCTTCGCTTTTAACAATACTTCGCATCTTTGTACCTAAACATCCGTGCCACGAAGCATATTCTGTCATTTCAAATAAATCAAATTCTTTTAACATACCGTCTTCATTACATCCGCTATCAATTTTAAGATATGCATCTATACCTTTATTTTTAAGTACATCTACAGCGCCTCGATGAATAGAATCTTTGTATAGTATTGCCGCCCAAATATTACTACTATTAAATGCCGGTGAATTAATCATCCGTAATCGCATTTCGTGGACCAAGTCCATTTTATTTTCTTCTGTATACTCTTGTCCGTAACGCTCTAATACACCGCCTGTTGATCCGCCACTGTGATCCATTGCCGCTATAAATCTCATTTTAAGTCCTCCTCTAAAATATAACTAAAATCTTTATTAGGATATGGAATAAAATTAAAATTAATCACACACCTAGTTTTTTGATCTGTACACGTTGTTCCTGTATGTTTCCAATTTGCTGGAAAAACTAGTAATCTATTTGCTTTACTCTTTACGGGTTTTATTTCTTTGCTTTCAAACCTAGTTTCGCCATCGTTTGTATTTAAGTAATAGATAGCAGTAAGTGCCGGCCAAACATGTGTATCGGTGTGATATCCATGTTCTATAATTTTAGTAGCTCTTGGTAATAAGTTTGCTTTAATTCTAATTAATTGACACGGCTGTAAAATGTTAAAAAATCTATACATTAAATTAAATATGTTGTCGCTAGTAGTAGGCCCAAAATTTTCATGTATGTTGTGTACAAACTGAAACTGATAATCATCGTTATCTTTAGATTTATCTTTATCATCTACAACTTTTGATTTGTAAAACCAAGGGAACATTTCGCCGTACATAATATCATTTAACTCTTTAAACTCGTTAGTAGGTAGTGCGTTATCTATGATTTTCATCTATTATCCTTGTTGTACTATGCCCTTCGATTATAGGAAAAATAACAATCTTAGCAAGATGATTACCTACTACAGTGTCAAATGTATAGTCGCCGCCTTTTACTATAATATCTGGCTCTAATTTGGTGATTGTTTCCAACGGAGTATCTTCTTCAAATACAATAACATCGTCTACAAAACCAAGCTCTAAGAGGCTTTCCTTGCGGGTGGCTTGATCGTTTATGGGTCTTAAATCGCCTTTTAATCTCTTAACACTAGAATCGCTGTTAATGCCCACTATAAGTCTATTTCCAAGCGTTTTGGCATAATTTAGTAGTTTTAAATGGCCAACGTGTAATATATCAAATACACCATTAGTAAACACTACAGTATCTTCTACATCTTCTTGTTTAAGAATATATGTACCTGAATGTTTAACACTTTCAGTTGATCCTTTAACAGCAATTTCTAAACATTTTTTATG